CACCGCGCACCTTTACACCAACAACTTTTTGGTCTTTGTATTGGCTTCTTTTTTCTTCAGGAAATGATAAATGAGTTAAAAATGATAAACATGCAAATGCTTGGCCCTTGAGAGGCTTATCTTCTTCTAAATAATCTTCTTCTAAATTAGACATACTTTTTATTTATATAAATAATAATAATTTATTGTTTATATTGTTTATCTTAAATTTGTAGTTTATGTTAAATTTATTGTTTATGTTAAATTTATTGTTTATGTTAAATTATTGTTTATGTTAAATTTATTGTTTATCTTAAATTTGTAGTTTATGTTAATTTATAGTTTATCTTAAATTTATAGTTTATGTACAATATAACCTTTAGGTGCTTATAGTATATGCAGGAAAATTACCATCAAGTATATATAATAATATTGCACTAAATACAACAATGGATAAGATTTGTATATCTTGAGACATTTTAAATGAGAATAGTATTAGTAAAAATATGTAATATGAAATTATATTAATTAATATTTTTAAAATTTTGTTGTATAAATAATATTTTTTATCTATATTAATGTTCATGTTATATTTATAATAAGAGAAGAAATTAAAAAATGGTTAATTATAACTAATTATAACTAATTATGATGTATACTGATAAATCAGTGTGTAGGTGGTTATATTGATGGATAATACTCCCATTTAACATCCTTGCATATTTTTTTCCATATTTCATCTTGAGAACGCAATTTAACACGACTTTTCAATAAAGGAAAACATTTAATAAATTCATCTAATTCTAATAATTGACAGAACTTGTGTAAAACATATGAATAACTTAAAAAATTAATCCTATCTTTTGGACAGTACTTTTCAAAAGGTTCCTGTATTTGGTCAAACATTGACTTGAATTTATTTTCTATCTCTTTGCTTATCATTGGTGCTGGTATGTTTGTTATTTTTGATTTTATATATGGAATATGCTCATAATATTCATTTAATTTTAACTTTTTTAATATTGTTTTAAATTGTGATAATGCTAATATTTCTATTTTTTTAATACGCATCTTTTTTAACTCATTTTTTATTAATTCTATTATATCAGTTGGTATTTCTGTTGATTCTTTGGCTTGAAATTGGCTTAACCCGTGTGTGGACTATACCTTAAGCCCCCTTTGTTCTCTAATTGCTTTTATGTGCATTTGCATGGATGTATAACTATTGCTTTTATGTGCATTTGCATGGATGTACAACTATTGCTTTTATGTGCATTTGGTTAGTGATGGTGTATATAGTTGATGGTGCATATAGTTGATGGTGCATATAGTTGATGGTGCATATAGTTGATGGTGCATATAGTTTATGGTGCATATAGTTGAATGTGCATATAGTTGATGGTGCATATAGTTGAATGTGCATATAGTTGATGGTGCATATAGTTGATGGTGCATATAGTTGTATGTACATTTGTTGATGGTGCATTTGCTTTTATGTACATTTGGTTTGTGGGGACCCATATCCATCTAGTCTCTGAACCTTTTTCTAAATGTGAATTTAGAAACTTGGCTGCGGATTATCTAAAATCTAATATTTTTACCGTTGGGTATGGCTATTATCCATGTTCCTTTAAAAAATTGCTAATTTAAAGTGGTAATTAGATTGTAAAGATGTTCCCGCAATTTGGATATGTCACCTCCTCTTATGGCCCTTATAACCCGTATGGCCCTTATAACCCGTATGGCGTATATAGCGTTTATGGTGTATATAGCGTTTATGGTGTATATGGAGTATATAGTGTATATGGAGTATATAGTGTATATGGCTTTTACGGTTTTAGGTCTATAAGAAGGAGATTAGTATATACTTTGCCCTTAATATAAAGGGTATATACTTTAACGAGCAGTTAAGATAATTTATCCACTCGCAAAAATGATTTTTTCTTTTATATGGAAATGTTGGTTTTTCAACCATTGGATCTTTATAACTTGTTATATCGCTTTCTACAATACAACTTTCAACTTCTCCGCAATTAGTACAAGTATATGTACCCTCAGAATATATTAATATTTTATCAATATTGCAATTAATACAAAATTTATTTATTTTCTTATGTGTATGTACCCCATCTATAACTAAACGAAATTCTTCAAATAATGTTGCTTTATCCTGATATACTTTTGGTTGTTTCTGTTGCTTATTACAAACAACTTCATCTAATTTCCCCTTTTCTAAATAACTAAAAATATTATTATTATCTTTTACTAATGTTTCAATATTTTTAATACGTTTACGTGTTGTTTTCTTCTCTTTTCTTTTTTGTTTAGATAGTTGATTTAATAATTCAAGTTTATCAACTTTATCCGATTTTTTAAATAGTATATCTAAATCATCATCACCGTCCCCATTACCACCCCCATCACCGTCCCCATCACCACCCCCATCACCACCCCCATCACCCACACCCATGCCTTCACCATAACCCTCACCATCACCTTCACCTTCACCTTCACCTTCACCATAACCCTTATCTACCTGCATTAATTCTAATGCGTGTTTTGGCGGCTGTGGTTGTGGTTGTGGTGGTGGTTGTGGTGATTGTGTTTGTGGTGGTGGTGGTGATGGTGGTGGTTGTGGTGGTTGTGATGGTTGTGTTTGTGGTTGTGTTTGTGGTTCTGGTGTTATATTAGCCATATAATCATTATTGTTAATACCATCATATTGGTCATAATAATTAAATAAAATATTATAAGTTTTACTAAAATAATTAATTTCATCATCATAATTATATATTTCGTCAATTTCATTTGTTAACATATCAATATCCTCAATAATTTTAGATTTTGAATAGACATAATTATCTACACATTTAGAATTATCTTCAAGTTCTTTTAACATACATTTTAATTTTTCTAATTTCTTTTCTTTCTTAGGTAAGAAATTTCTTTTTTTATTTATATCATCAATAATTTTAGTATGTGAACTATCTAAAGTACTTACATTGGTTAAATACTTAATTTTATCTGGTTTAAATTTAAATTGACCACTATTCATACATGTATAATGAATTAAAAGTTAACATTTTTTTAAATTAATTATTATATTAAGTTCATAAACGCAAGTTTCTAAACTAAAAGCACCAAAAGCACCAAAAGCACCAAAAGCACCAAAAGCATCAAAAGTACCAAAAGCATCAAAAGTACCAACAGTATTAAACACAATAAAAGCATCAAAAGTACTAAAGCATGTAGGACACGCTAAATATATTTTAACACCCAAAAAATATATAAAATTATATATAGATAATAAAAAATTTTTTTATATTTTTTTTTTCTAAAACTATAATATATAATAACACATGGGTGGTGGTTTAATGCAATTAGTCGCTTATGGCGCACAAGATGTTTATCTTACTGGCAATCCTCAAATTACTTTCTTTAAAGTAGTATATAGAAGATACACTAACTTTGCTATTGAAACTGTAGAACTTACTCTTAACGGTACTGCAGACTTTGGCAAGAGAGTTACTGTTACTATTACCAGAAACGGTGATCTTGTAACCAAGATGTACTTAAGAGTTGAACTTGCATCTGTTTCCATGAACAATGTTCCTCAATCTGAAGTTGAAAGAAACAAATTTCTCTTTGCCTGGGTTAGACAAGTAGGAAACTTCTTAATTGATAACATCCAATTTGAAATTGGTGGTTCCCAAATTGACAAACACTGGGGTCACTGGATGAGTGTATGGAACGATCTTACCAAGAACGTAAATACTCAACCCGCCTACAACGCTCTTGTTGGTGATGTTGAAGAACTTACTGCTCTTAGATCCCCAGATTCTCAAGGAAAATTCACTCAACCATACGTTTTATTTGTTCCCTTAATTTTCTGGTGCAACACTAACACTGGTTTAGCCCTTCCTCTCATTGCTCTTCAATACCACGAAGTCAGACTCTGGATTGAAACCAACCCCTTCCAAGAACTTATCTGCCACACCAACAACCTTACTGCCTCCAGACTTGGAAACGGTATTGGTGTCATGAACGATATGTCTCTTCTTGTTGACTATGTATACATTGACACTGAAGAAAGACGCAGATTTGCTCAAGTTGGACATGAATACCTCATCAACCAACTCCAATTTACTGGTGTTGAAGCCGTTAACAACAACCCTCTCCGTGTCAAACTCGGCTTTAACCATCCCACCAAGGAACTCATCTGGAACATTAAATCTGGTGATTACATCTCTGGAAACTCTCCCTTCCTTTGCTATTCCCACACTGATGACTGGACCGCTGCCCTTGAATACGCTGCTAACAACGTTATCACTGGTTCCGTCCAAGTTGGTGATACCTCCGCTATACCCGTTCCAACTCCTGATGCTTCTCCAGAAGTTAACATTTCATCTGTTGCCTATGACAACTGGAACACTGTTAACTCTGTTAGCACCAACACCAGAAATAAATCTAAATACTCTGTATTTACTTACGTTGCTGGTCAAGGTGTTGATGAAGCCAAACACCCCAGCGACTATGCCAAAGAACTTTACGTTCAAGCCAATGGTCCCGCTGCCGATACTACCAACGTTAACTTCAAATTTAGACGTGATGTTTTAACCAACCCTCAAAAACCCGAATATAACCTTGGTGATTACATTACTAAATTTGTTGTTTTAATCTATTACAACGTTGTTAATGTCAACGGCACTGGCAAAGCAGGAACTCTTACCTATGTTGTCAAAGCCATTGAACAAAATGTCACTATCAGAGATGTTTCAGTCCCTGTTGCATCATGGAACGATAACAGATACACCTCTGTTAATGGAAACCAGAACTTTTCTGATATGGATATCTGGGCCGTTCTTCCCTTATGCAGTGGTCTCCTCATCAACAACAGATACAACCCTGTCAAGACTGGTCTTATCCAACTTAACGGACATGATAGATTTGATACCAGAGAAGGTGCTTACTTCAATCTCATTGAAACTTACAACTACCACAGTTCTACTCCTTCCAACGGTGTCAATGTCTACTCATTTGCCTTACACCCTGAACAACACCAACCCTCTGGCACTTGCAATCTTTCAAGAATTGATAACACTACTCTCATTCTTAACTTATGGACTGATTACCCATATGCTGATTCATCCAGAAATCCTCCTGCCTTATCTGTTGTCGGCCCATCCACTGAATGCTATATCTATGATACTAACTACAACGTTTTACGCGTGATGTCAGGTATGGGGGGTCTTGCATATTCAAATTGAGGGGACAAATTCAAGGGACCAACAAATATATATGTTATTCGTTATTTATAAAAATATTATTATAAAATAATATTATTACTTTTTTAACATAATTATAAAAAATTACTTATTACTTTCTAACTCCTTTTTTTTCTTTCTACTTTCTGCTATTTCATTAGCACGTATCTTTTTATATTCTTCATCGCCATATTTTTCTCTTAGTTTTTGTCTTTGCTGTTGTTTTTTAAGTCTTTCTATTTCCTTTTTTTCTTCAGGTGTTTTTTTATTAAGATGTTTTACACCATCATTATTATCCGTTTTTTTTTCTCTATATTTTTGTTTTCTAATTCTTTCTTTTTCTCTATTACTATTTTCTAATATTTCAACATTTTTTTTAATTGTTTCTTCAATTAAATCTGCATCGTGTTCTTTTTCATCATCACATACAAAGTTATCTTTATTTTTTTGAAAAAAATTATCAATTCTTTCTCTTGATATATTTTTTGGTATAAATTCTGTATTATTAACTTTAAAATTTCTTTTTATTAAAATCTTTTTAAATTTATCAAATATTACTTTTAAAGAAAATTTATTTTTAATAAAATTACAATTTCCACAACATGGCTGAACATTTTCTAAAATATAACCTTTATCATTATCTACTCTATCAATTCCATTTTGATGTTCATCATCGGTTTTTTTACCACATAAATAACAATTATGATGTATCAAATATAAGAATGTTTTTTTATCTAAATTAAATTCTATTTTTCTTCTTGCTGCATTAAGAGCATAATATTTATAATTTGTAGATTTACTATTATTAAAACATTTATCATAAAGTTCTCCATCTATTAAATTATTTTTAGTCATAATATGTTCTACTCTTTTTAAGAATACTTCTTGATTTAATGAACCTTTCATCCAATTACAAATTTCACAACACGGTACAACATTAACTTTTACATAATTTCCTCTACAATCTATTCTATCAATACCATTAAATCCTTTATCTTGAATATCTCCACAATAAAAACATTTTTTACTACAAATTTCTATAAATTCTTCTTTTTTTAATTCAAATAATAAATTTTTAGAATTTGCAGATAATTTATAAATATTAAATGAAATTTCAATATCATTTTTTTTATTTTTATTTATTTGTTCAACTTTTTCTGGATTTTTATCACGCCATGCCTTCATACATTTAGCATTATTTTCCCAATATTTATCACTTTCATTTTGAATTCTTTTTGTTCTATAGTCTAACCAATATTTTGCTATTTTATCATAATTTTCTTCTTTCCATTCTCTTTTAGTTTCTAAACGTTCAGGTTTTTTAGCATTTTCTTTATTTTTTTTAATTATTTCTTCTGTTATTATTCTACGGGAATCAATAATATTTGCTTTTTTACGACATTCAATACATTTTTTTGTTATTATTCCATTTTTATCAATAAAATTTATCTTATTACTAAATTTTTTACATTTTTTACACTTAATCTCGTAATTACCACTGTTTATTTCATCTAATAATTTATCATCAATATATTTATTTTTTCTCAAATTTCTTATTTTTATGTTTTCTTTATTATCTATATTATCGTCATTTTCTGCATTATTGTCATTATCTGCGTTATCATCATTATCTGCGTTATCATCATTATATGTGTTATTGTCAGTGTCTGTGTTATTATCATTATCTGCGTTATTGTCAGTGTCTGTGTTATTATCATTATCTGCGTTATTGTCAGTGTCTGTGTTATTATCAGTGTCTGTGTTATTATCATTATCTGCGTTATTGTCAGTGTCTGTGTTATCATCATTATCTGCGTTATCATCATTATCTGCGTTATTGTCATTATCTGTATTATCATCATTATCTGTGTTATTATTAATTATCTCTATTTTATCAGTTTCTTTACTTACCTTATTTACAACTATTTCACATTTTTTAATTTCAAAATTTACATTATCTCTTTTTTTCTTATCATTTAATCTATCTTTTTTTAAACAGTCAATACATTTACTTTTTTCATAATTAAGTTCAAGTATATTTCTACAACCTCTTATATAATTAAAACAAACTTTTTTTTTAGATTTTATAACTTCTTTTTTGAAATACTCTATTTGATGTTTTCCACAAAATTCATTTTCTATTGATCTTTGAAATGTACAACCTTCTTTTTCACAATTGATTTTTTCTTTATTATTTTTTTCACGATTTTTTTTTCCTCTTTCTTTACAACGTAAACATATTTTTCCTTCTACAATATAATAATATTTTTTACAACCAGTACATAATATTAAATTATTTAACATTTCTTCTGTATAATCCTTCATATAATAATGGTATTTGCAAAAACATGTATCATCTTTTATATTATTTCTACACGTATTACCGTTATAATCTTTTCCTTTACACTTTATCATTTTTTATATATGTATATGTATTATTAAACATAATCATTACATAATAAACTCAATTTTTTATATAAATGGATACATACTATAATGTATTATATGTTATGACTGGAATGGGTTTTATATAACTGGTGCATTTATATGACACACACTACAACGTGTTTCACTTTGC